GGGCAATGATAGGCCAACGCGGGCTGAGTGTACTACGGCAGCCATGGTGATAAGGAGAATGAACGGCGACCAGGGCAAGCGTTACAAGGGGCAGCGTGTGTTGTTGGTGCCACCTAGGAAGATACAGGGCTATTGATTAGCCAGTGTGACACATACCCGGCCAAGCGCCGGGTTTTTAATGGCTGCGTTTTGTGGCTGACATTGCTATAGGTGGCAAATAGGTGACAAATAAAAAATCCTTTAAAATCAACGTCGGTGGTCACGTGTGGTCACGTTGACACCTATTTGGCAAAAGATAGAAAGCCTGAACACTACCGTTACACACCCTTATACTCCCTCTTTTTATATATACTTTATAAAAGGGTATAGGTGTCATAGGTGGTATAAACCCGCATGGTTGTGGGGCTGGACACCTTTTTGACACCTCTAGAGGTGACCAGAGGTGTCACGAATAGACCCACACTATAAAAACAACCAAACCCAATTAAAAAATCCAATTAGCCACCACCGCACCGCTGGGCGATACTGTGTGTATGACGAACAGATGAGAGATGGGATGAAAACAGTAACCGTAAACACAGCAGAACTCGAAGGCGCTGCGCTTGATTGGGCGGTGGCTAAGGTTGCAAAGATAGAGCTATCAAAAGAATGGGAATTACCGACGGTATATGTTGAGGGCACCAATAGAGGGTTAGTTACTGATTGGCGTCCGTCTACAAACTGGTCACAAGGCGGACCATTGATTGAGCAATTTAATATATGGCTATCACCGCCGGTAGATGACGTATGCGTACCGTATGGTTGGGATGCGGAAATATATGACGGCAAAGGTGTTGAGATAGTCGGCCAATCTATTGGATGCGAAACCCCACTCATCGCCGCCATGCGCGCCATCGTCGCCAGCGAGCTAGGCGACACCGTAGAGATTCAAGAGGAGTTGGTGTGATGATTTTGACTGACACCGAACAACTTTGCCAACGCCTACAACTAGCCGCTATGCGCTCCACCAGCGTTATCCTCATGGTCGAATATGCGGGGCATGTGGATACGCTTAGCGTAACAGGGTATCCGGCGGGTACGGATTTTATGAAGCCCGTAGAGGATTGGCCGACTCGCTTGCTTTACACGTACGTAAACCTTGATGCTGACGAAGCTTACGGGCAACTGGTGGCGATTATTGATGAGCTGACAAACATGGGGGTGGAAGTATGAATAAGCGGATTGAGGTGGGGTGTTTGGTGATGCTGATAGACAGTGAAGTACCTAACGACCCTGATATTGGTAAAACAGGCGCGGTAATTGGCCATGACGCAAGAAGGAGTGATTGTTGGCGCGTTGACTTTGGTGGCGTCACCTTAGACACGCAAGGAAGGTATAGCGATGTGCCGTGCTGGTGTGCTACTAAAATTCTACTCCGCATCGACGATTACACCGAAGAAACCGAGACGCAGGAAGAGGAGATGATGGTATGAGTGATGATAAAAAAGAGCATCCGTATATTGATGAGCTAGCCAGGGACGCAAGGGTGTCTGCTATAATGCGTTTGCTGAGCTAATTGAACGGGCAGACGTAATCGAGGAAGAGCTGCTTTATGCTAACGCACAAAGAGAGGATGCGAGCAAAGAATTGGAAGCCGCTAAATCACGCGAGCAATCACTGAGGCTAGCACTTGAGAAAATTGACAAAGACCTAGAAAGCCGTAACTTTCTAGAAAATAGCAGTCTTCGTGATACGGTAAGGGCGGCGCTGGCTATCTATTCATGACCACTGAACTATATATCATCTACGGTAACGCCCGCGACGAGATGACCAAGAAGACGCAGCCTTATGCCACCATGAGAGCCGCCGAGGCCGCGTACTTTGCGCTTGAGTTTAATCGGTGGTGCGCTTTGCTTGACGGTGATAAGGTTATCAGGAACAACATGGATACGGGGCCAGTTGTGGCGCCTAGAAAGATTAAGGGAGAGTGAGATGATCAACTGGATAGAAAATAGCGCTTACGCATTAGGGCTAGCTTCAAAAGGAAATCCATTCATCGCAGTGGTTACAGTGTTTGTGTTTTGGATTATGTTTAGCGCTATGGAGGCAGGCATTGAAAAGCTAATATGGGGAGAGCGGTTTGAGCATTGGCTTGATCCTGTATTTATTCTTATTTTTATGGGGTATGCCGGATTAGCCGTCTGGCAGTGTGCAATAATTAACTACAACAAGGTTATTTGACATGAGCGCAGCAATAATGAATGAAATGGAGCGGTTGCGTAAAGCAGCTGAAATACTAGTCGAAAAGAACGACGCAGCGAATGAAAAGAACCGCGAGCTAATGGCAGAACTTGAGAAATCAAGGGCTGAGCTAAACGCCGCCCTTGAGCGCCTGCAGGCGCTGGCGGCGCAACTAGACCGCCCTAGGGTTAAAATACTTGGCGAGCTTATCAAGGCAGGTATTGAACCTGGCAATATTGGCGACTCGCTAACCAAACGCGACCTGATTAAGCAGGCGGAGGCGTTGGAGGGAATGGCTGACGAGAATTTTATTAGCTCGGACAGCTTGTACGAGCGTGCCTCCGAACTACGAAAACACGCAGATTCGCTATGACCACCATCCTATACGGCCATAGCCCAAACGAGCTAACACAGGATCTAACGCCCGCCACGGATCAACAGGCATGGCGACAATATCGGGAATTGATTACAACACACTACGCGGCACTGATTGTCGAGGGTGAGACGGTGGCGCATAACCTAAGCACAGGCCCAGTCATTGCGAATACGCGCGGATTGGGCGATAGTGAAGGCAAAGGAGATTGATTATGAATAATGGCGAAGTTTTTGCTTATGGAACATTCGTAAAGGTGGGCGAAGAGTCTGTGCAGCATGGCGGACTAACCAAACGCGAGTATTTTGCCGCAACAATGAACCACGATGCGGAATCCATTAGATTTGACAAGGTGGAGACACTGCAAGAATTTATCGGGCGCTCAGTAAACGTTACAGATGCCAATGATTTGGCGCTCGCCGTGATTCAAGCCGAAGCCAAGGTTCGTGTTATGCGTGCCGACGCCCTACTTGCCGCACTAGACGAAAACACAACCGAGGACAAATAACATGACACACTTCATCATGGTACTGCTTCACATCGCAGCGCTAATCTTTTTCTTTCCGGCGCTATTCGTCACCATTCCGTTGCATCTTTTGATGTGCCGGTAACGAATCCACCCCTGCCAACCAAGCGGGGGTGTGGTATGATGGGGTATGGATTAAGGGGAAAAATCATGAGCATTTATCTAGGCTATTCAGCACTCGAAACAGCGCGCGCAGAGCGGTTATGGCAAGCGTGGGTTGAGGAAAAGGACGCATAAGCATGGCGGGACGGCCAACAAAATATACTGATGATATTGTCGACCTTGCCCGCATGTACTTAGAGGGCGGTTGGCAAGAACAGGGCGATGCTGTGCCGCAAATTGCGGGCATGGCATTAGCTATGGGCGTCGAGCGCCAGACGCTTTATGAGTGGGCAAAAGACGATGATAAGGAAGAATTTTCTTACATCTTTACGCGTGTAATGGCGTTGCAAGAGCGCGGGCTTATCAATAATGGCCTGAAAGGGAGCTTTAACCCAGCCATCACCAAGATGATGCTAACCAAGCACGGATACAGCGATAAGTCAGAGATTGACCACTCAAACTCAGACGGCACGCTAGATAAGCCGACGCGAGTGGAGCTGGTCGCACCTAGCAAACAGGAGTGATATAATCGTTATGCGCGCGAGGAGTTTAGCGGCTTCGTTCCGACTTGTCACCGGACGCGCGCTCCAATCTTCTTAGTGACAGCACCAAGACAAGGTGAAAGCAATGAAAAAGTGTTATTCCTGCCAAAAAGAAAAGCCCCGCGATAGCTATTACAAAGACAAGTCTCGCCCCGATGGGGTTTCTAGCCGCTGCATTGTGTGTGACAAGGCAAAACGAAAAGATTTTTACAAAACGAACGGCGATAAAGAAAGGGCGCAAAATTCAGAGTGGAAAAGAAATAACGCATCACAGCACACGCGGATAAACTGCGAATGGGTTAAGAAAAACCCAGAATCTAGAGCCGCGCAACACAAGCGCAGAAACGAATCAGACCCGCTTTACAGATTTAAGCGTGCAATTAGGCGCTCAACCGGTCGATGCTTTGGTTACGTTACCGAAAAAAAGCGCCAACAATGTGAGTCTTATTTAGGCATAACATGGGATAAAGCAAAGCAGCATATTGAAAGCCAGTTTGCTGAAGGCATGACTTGGGCAAACTATGGCGAATGGCATATTGATCACATTAAGCCGCTAGCTAATGCAAAAACAGAAGCTGACGTTATACGATTGTCGCACTACACGAATCTTCAGCCGCTTTGGGCTAAGGACAATATGAAGAAGGGCGCGCGATGACCACCGCCCAGCTAGAAATACCCAAGCAGCTAATCCCCGTATTTACGACGCCTAATAAGCGTTACCGTTGCGCGCATGGAGGGCGAGGTTCCGGCAAGACGCGCACGTTTGCGTTGATGACGGCGGTGCGCGGATATCAGCTAGCAGAGTCGGGCGACTCAGGTATTATCCTATGCCTGCGCGAGTATATGAACAGCCTGGACGATTCGAGCCTTGAAGAGATTAAGGAGGCCATTCAGTCCGTAGCATGGCTTAACGACTACTACGAGATTGGCGAGAAGTACGTCAGGACAAAAAACCGCCGCATCAGGTACGCGTTTGCGGGCCTAAACCGCAACCTGAACAGCATCAAGTCAAAGGCCAAGATTCAGCTAGCCTGGATTGATGAGGCGGAGTCGGTATCAGAGATTGCTTACCAGAAGCTGCTTCCTACAATTCGTGAAGATAATTCTGAATTGTGGGTGACCTATAATCCTGAGCTAGATGGCAGTCCAACTGATGAGCGCTTCCGCAAGCATCCGCCAGACGAGTGCATCACGGTAGAGTGCAACTACTGGCACAACGAGTTTTTTCCTGACGTGCTGGAAGTCGAGCGCCGATCAGACCAGCGGCGACTAGACCCGCAGACATACGCATGGATATGGGAAGGAGCGTATTTAGAAAACTCAGACAAGCAAGTGCTATCTGGCAAGTACGAGATAGCCGAGTTTGAGCCAGAACAAAGCTGGGATGGCCCATACCATGGCGTTGACTGGGGCTTTGCCAACGATCCAACGGCAGCGGTTAAATGCTGGGTGCATGACGAGTGCCTGTATATCGAATACGAAGCGGGCAAAGTCGGGCTTGAGCTAGACGAAACAGGGCCATACTTGCGCAGCAAGATACCGGGCATTGAGAAGCATGTTAGCCGTGCCGACTGCGCACGTCCTGAGTCAATAAGCCACGTTAAAAAGCACCGCGATGGCTTGCCACGCATTGAGGCAGCACCAAAGTGGTCAGGCAGCGTTGATGACGGCGTTGCGCACCTGCGCAGCTATAAGCGCATTTATATCCATCCGCGATGCACTGAGACGATTAGAGAGGCGCGGTTGTACAGCTACAAGGTTGACCGCTTAACGGGCGATATCAAGCCGGACATTGACGACAAGCACAACCACTACATTGATGCACTACGTTATGCCTTATCACCGCTTATCAAGACAGCGGGTGGAGGCTCCCTCCTCCTCCGCCGCAGGCGATAGCCCTACACTATAGCGACACCGATACCCTATTAAGAAATGCAATTAGCCACTCCTGCGCGGGTGGTTTATTGTTTGGGGTGTGGGTACATAAATGTGAGAGAGACAATGAGCGCGTATCAAACAACAGTAACGACGACCAGCGGAAGCGAAACAGTAGGCTACGTAATCTTTGCCAACGAGTCTTACGAAGCAAGTAAAGAAGCACGGAAAAACGCCAATGGCGTGATAGGAGCGGAGACGGTGGCTTTATGAATTCTGATGAATGGGTTCACTACACTGTTCACAAGGCGCTAAAAGAGCGATTAGAAAGGTCGGATCGTCAATGTGAGCAACTTGCCCAGGCGCTAGAGGACATTACGCAAGCGGCGCAGCAAGAAGGCCTCCAGTTTTCAGGCTGGCAAGAACAGGTCGACAAAGCCGTTGCCGCTTTATCTCAATCAGTACAACAGGAGAAACCGCAATGACACCATGCGAGAAGCTAGGCTATAAGGTTGGGGATGAGTTTGAGTATACGGGCGACGTAGAGTTTGATACTGGCGACAAAATTGTGCTGATTGATGACGACGGCTCAGATCAACCAGATTTTCGACGGGAAAACGATTCGCTAGAGCAATATTGCTTTCTTGGTGACGTCCGCCCACTACCCGTCACCCTACGCAAAGGCGACTATTGCTCAACCGCCAACATGACAGAAAGCGAATACCGCGCCGTGGCGGCTGCGTTTATGGCGGCTGGGTCTGATATTAAAACGAAGTCAGACAACAACATGCGCCGCTGCGTAGATGGAAGAGTTGATTACCTGGGCTGGGATTACGTCGATAATCGAATGTTTCATGTTGTCGGTGAAGGGCCAAAAAACAGTAGGTTCAAACGCAACCTAACCCCCGCCCAAATTATCGGGGCGGTTAATGCGAAGACAGAGGAGAGTAATATGAGCGAGTTCAAGACAGGTGACAAGGTTGTGTTAAACGGCCACAGAAACGATGGCGATGACTATGAGGCAGGGATTACGCCGTCTATTGAAAGATGGGCGCGCGAAGACACTGTGCTGACAGTGATGGGTGATGCTATTACACCGAAATGCCATAAGGTGACTGACGGCAAAGTGATGCAGCTATCCACGTAACAGAGATAGAGCATTTTTCAAGCTGTGGTAAAGAGCAAAAACACATGCACCCCATCGACAACCTACACACCAAACTCCAAGCCCGCGACGTAGCCGAGCAGCAGTATCAAGCGGCGTTGGCTGATGTGCGGGAGCAGTTGGGCGATAAATTTATGCTTTCTGAGGTTGGCTATGATATGGCAAGCGGTAGTGATTGGACGGCTACTGCTACTGCCGAAGACATGAGCGACCCGGCTAATTGGCGGGCAGGGGATATTGTGGAGTGTGTCGACGAGGGATCAACAAGAAGCCTTCACAGTTATTTCACCAATGGGATGGAGTACAAGCTTTTAAAGAACGACGGCTCTTCTAGCTTCAAGTACATGGCAAACGATGGAGAAGGGCACTTCGCAGATAATG